AGAGGGGTACGGCGTGGCGTTCTTCGAGTACAGCCAGAACAACACGGGCGGCAGCTTCGACTTCGACGCTGACGCTGGCATCACCCACTACGTGATCATCGAGGCGAACGACTACCACGAAGCGAACGACCGGGCCGAGCGGATCGGCCTGTACTTCGACGGGTACGGAGACTGCGACTGCTGCGGGTACCGCTGGTCGGAATGCTGGGATGGTGACAAGGGGGAGAAGGCCCCGAGCATCTACGGGACGCCGATCTCGGACTACGACTTCGGGTACCGCTGGATGGGGAGTGACCGGCCCGAGGCGTTCGTCCACTACCTTGACGGTCGAGTCCAGGGCTACGGCTTCGACACCAAGGTGCTCGGATGAAGATCGTGCGAGTGATCGGGGTCCTGGTCCTGGTAGTCCTGGGCTTCTGGTCCCTGACCGGGTGCGATGATCGACCCTGCGAGGCAGGCCACTACGACTTCATCCCGGTGAGAAACGGCAAGACCACCACGCTGCACCCGTACTGGGTGTGCGACAAGTACGCAGAGGAGAAGTGACGTGGACCACGCAGAGATCGCAGCCCGACACCCTGAGTCGGCAGCCCGAGTGATCGTCCGAGCGCATGAGCTGGGAGGCGACGTCGGCAACGCCTGGGAGGTCTTCGCCGATGGGGTGGGGGTGCGCAACGCAGCCGCCTACCTCCGGGCTGAGACGCCCGAGGCGGACGAGCTCGCACGGAAGTACAACCTGGAGAACTACCCCTTCTGAGTGAGGGGGCAGCCTGACCGGCAGACACCTGGGTTCGAGTCCCAGGCAGGCACTGAGGGTGGACGGTGACAGCGCCACCCCTGGCGAGAGGAGATCCACAGTGAGCACCTACTTCGAGCAGGCCAAGGTTGAGCTGGCGGTCGAGCTGGGCGTCGAGACGCTGAGCCCCGAGATCCTGAGCATCCTGGAGGAGCTGGTCGAGAGTGAGCGGACCGACGCCTACGACGACGGCCACACGGACGGGTACTCCGAGGGCGAGGACTACGGGTACTCGGACGGGTACGAGAACGGTCGGTCCGAGGGCTACGACGAGGGCTACGACGAGGGTGTCGAGGCTGGCCGCGAGGAAGCGGAGCAGGACGCCGCCTGACTTGACTGTGACAGTGAGACTGTGACAGTGTGAACCTACCACCGCACGACGAGAGGACACCGCAGTGAGCAAGATGGGCAGCCTGGTCATCGACCTGATCTCCTACGAGGAGGGCGCGCTGGACGACGCCGAGACTCTGGAGCTGTTCGGCAAGCTGGTGAAGTCGGGCATGGCCTGGACTCTCCAGGGCCACTACGGACGGGTCGCCAAGGACATGATCGAGTCCGGCTACCTGACCGAGGAGGGTGAGGTCACCGAGCTCGCGGAGTACGAGCTCGATCTGGTGTGACAGTGTGAGTAGGTAGCGCGACCGGCAGACACCGAGGTTCGAGTCCTCGGCGCGCACTCAGCAAGACCCGCCACGAACAGAGGAGACAGACCCGTGAGCGTGCACATCCCGACCCTGAAGGCAGCCGAAGCGGCCCGCGACGAGGCCATGAGGCGCACCTACGACAACGCAAGCGAGGAGTGGAAGGCCCAGGCCCTGGCGACGATCATCGTGGTCGCCGACACGCTCGGAGAGTTCACCGCCGATGACCTCTGGGACGCTGGCCTGGAGAAGCCGATCGAGCCGCGCGCTCTCGGCCCGGCACTGCGCAAGGCAGCCAGTGAGGGGTACATCCGCACCTCGGGCAACTACCGGAAGTCCCGGTACCGCAACGCCACTCCGCTGCCTGTGTGGGTGGACGCGACGCTCCCTGCGGTGGCTGCCTGATGCCCTGGGTAGGCAACGAGTGGCGACCGACCACCGAGGAGGCCATTGCCGGGATGGTCTACGACAAGTACGGCCATGAGTACGAGGAGGCGCACGAAGAACTCCTCGACCTGGTCAAGGCGGTGCGACGCGACGTAGCCAAGGAGCTCCGCGAACACCAGCTCGAAGACGTGTGGGGTCGCAACTTCTACACGGGAGGCGGCATCGAGTACGCCGCCCAGCTCATCAACCCCGACGAGGAGGACCCGAAGTGAGTGGACCGACCCTGCTGATCGGCCTGTCTGGCTACGCCGGATCAGGCAAGGACGAGGCGGCTGCCGCCCTGGTCGTGGGTGGCTGGAGGCGGGACGCCTTCGCTGACCGGCTGCGTAGCTTCCTCTACGCCCTGGACCCGTGGGTGGACACCTGGCCTGACGTCGGCGTGGTTCGACTGGCCAAGCTGGTCGACGCCTACGGGTGGGACCGAGCGAAGCGAGAGTTCCCCGAGATCCGAAGGCTGCTCCAGCGTGCAGGCACCGAGGCCGGACGCAAGATCCTCGGATCGCAGGTGTGGGTCGACGCCCTGATGAAGGACTACGACCGCGAGAACGAGGCCCTGGTCGTGGCTGACGTGCGCTTCCCCAACGAGGCCGACGCCATCCGCGAGGCCGGGGGAGTGATGGTCCGGATCAACCGCCCTGGAGTGGGTCCGCACACCGACCCCGGTGGGTGGGTGCATGAGAGCGACGTCGCCCTCGACCACTACGACTTCGACGTGACCATCGAGAACGACGGCACGATCGAGGATCTGCATGAGCGGCTGCTCAGCACCGCCCTGCTCATCAACCTGAAGGCGCTGACCGCCTGACCTGTGCAAGTTGCATTCGCGGCTACCCGTGTGTGAGACTGTGTGCAGCACCGAACGAGAGGAACCATCCAGTGAGCTTCGACCTGATCACTGACCCGTACTACACCACCCTCGCCCGCAACGAGGCCGACGCCGTCGAGCTCCCCGTGGGTACGCAGATCGAGGACCGTCAGGGAGACACCGCGATCAAGCGGGAGGACGGTACGTGGGAGGTCACCGGCATCGGTGAGACCGTGTGGCCGAGCTTCTTCGCCTACCCACTGGTCGTGCTGAACCCCGAGCTCAACGAGGAGCGGGACGAGGGTGTGATCAGCAACCTGAGCCAGCTCGACGCTCTGCCGGATGGCACGGTGATCGTCGGGGAGGACAAGCTCCGCACCGTCCGCTTCAAGCAGACCGGGAGCTGGATCGACCCGAGCAAGCCGGTCGCCACGACCTGGAACCTCAACACCTACGTCCACGCCCGTCGCTACGGCTTCCGCGTAGCCTTCCGACCGCAGTAACTGTGACAGTGGGACCGCCCCGAGGTTGGGGTAGCAGGGCCGTTCGACTCGGCCCCGGTCCACTCAGCAACACCAGCCCACTACCCCAAGGGAGAACGCATGAGGTTCACGCCTCGCGCACAGGAATACAACCGGATCGTGGAGATCCTGGAGTCGAGCGACTACCAGGACGCCAAGGACATGGCGAAGGCCATCCTGAAGGAGACCATCGACATCCTGTCGATGCGCGACACCTTCGCAGGCACGCACACCTGGCAGGACGGGAGTCGGGGCCTCAACTACGGCCCCTTCTACTCCGAGGCCGACATCAAGTCGACCCTCCAGCACCTCGCTGGGGTGGGCGGCAAGTTCCACGCCGTGAAGCTGTACTCGCCCGGCGCGATCGTCGCCAACGACATCGGCAAGAAGGGCTGGACCCCGTGGTGCCTGCACCCCGAGTGCGGACACGCCCCCTTCATGCACTCGATGGCTGGCCCTGCCCGAGGCGCATGCCAGCTCGCCACCTGCACCTGTGACAAGTACCGAAAGTAAAGAAGACCAACCGTGAAGACCAAGACCGTTGAGCACCGATCGTGCAGGTGCGGCGTCAAGCGAGGCTTCGCCTCCGAACGCCTCGCCGACAAGGCCCTGGGCCGAGCTCAGGCCAAGCGTGACCGTGCAGCGGAAGCCCGAGGCACCCGACGTGGCAGCCACCGCGAATCCCGCTACTACCAGTGCGACTTCAGCATGTACCACCTCACCTCCGAGTCTCGCCGCTCCTACACGGACCGGATGGTGACCGCATGAGCAAGCAGCTCACCTCCGAGGAGGCCATCCTCGCGATCGGGCGACACCTCGGCCTCGCCGAGCCGACCAACCCGACCCATGTGCTCAGCTCGGTCGAGATCCTGATCAACGAGCACACTCGGCTCCGCCTCCAGCACGCAGCGATCATCCGCAAGGCCACCAGCAACCACCCCAACACCCTTGCCGCCGTCGCGGCATCGTTTGCACGGAGAGGACTGTGACAGTGACGCAGAACACCGAGGACATCGCGATCGTGTACGGCTACCACCAGGCCCGCATGTTCCCCGAGGTCAAGCCTGAGAACATCATCCCCTTCCGCCTGATCCACCTCCTGAAGGACCGCAAGCCTGCCCGGATCTTCCGCACCGGCCTCGGCGTGTCCGCCCCTGCCTGGCGGATGCTCGAAGCGGTCGAGCTCCTGGTCCAGGAGGGCTCCGAGCTGATCCACATCCGTCAGCTTCGGGAGGGTGTGTAAGTGGGGCGACACCGCGTCCACCGAGACGGGCTCACCACATCCA